CGCTGGCTGCAGCTGCAGCTGCACTTGCGGCTGCGTTGGTTTTGCTCTCCAGTGCGGCGGCTGCGGCGAATGCCGCATTTTCCTCACTCAGCAGAGCACCTTCCTTCGCAGCAATAGCACCAGTTTCTGCGTCATTTACGATTTGTTCTATTTCTTCAAACTTTTGATTTATGTCTGAAGAAATTTGTTCACCTGTTCGCCCATTAAATTGAATACTCATTATTTGCTCCAGTTATTTCTCAAGTATTTATATCCAAAAACGTTTTTGCGAGAATGTTATTTAATAATTGTAGCATTTGGTAAATTCGGCCTCCTCATAAATAAGGTTGATAAAAACAACATCTATGAGGACAAATGAAATCAATTTTAGTTACAGGTGGCCAAGGATACATTGGCCAGCAACTGGTATCAAGCCTTTTAGAAGATGATATCCACGTTACAGTTGTGGATAGAAATTCAAAGCCATTATGCTTGGCCCAAGTTTTCTATCCACAAGACTGTGAATTATTTTTCCTCCAACAGCAAATCTATTTTAATCTTCCAAATTTGGCGGATGTTTTGGGGCGCGCGGCGCAATTTGATCATTTAGTCCACTTGGCGCATTGCCATATTGATTGCCCAAATTTCAATGCAATGGAAATTGCTGCAAATTATAGGATACTCATTTCTGTTTTGGAATATTGCCGGGTTTCAAAAACGCCAGCACTCATCGTTCTGCCATCGGCTCCGCTATATCCACACGCAAAATTTGATCTTTGTCAAAGCGAGCAACTGGTTAAGTATTATGTTGAGCACCATTCAATAGACATCAAAATTTTGCGATTGGTCCATGTATTCGGCCCAGGAGAACTCAGAATAAATCGGCCAACATCAATAACTTGGCAGATTAAAAATGCTGTCATTAATGGCGAAACTGTTGATTTGACAAAATGCAATACTAATGTTCAGCAATATGTTCATGTGATTGATGCTGTGCAGTGCATTAAACATATTCTAGAGGAAAATCCGAAAGGAGTAATATTCGATTCGTCCAACAAATTAACGAACTCGACTTACGAACAGATTATACAGAATTTGCAATTTACGGGGATCTGTGTTGAAAACCGTTCCAATAATACTTCTTTAAGCTGTGAGAACACAGTTGAAAATTTACCAAAATGGGAACCAAAAATTAATTTGGAAACCCATCTATATGATTGGATGCTCGCTGGGTGCCCGGTTGACTGATTAGTCATAAATAACAAATATGTTTTTATAGGACTATCAAAATGGCAGATCAAACACAAATGACAACCCATCAACTCTGGATTGATGGGCGGTTGGTAAATATTTCAGCAGTTAAAACTTCACCGACTTCTATCAGGTTGACTTGGAATCTCCCAAGCCCTGCAGTAGCCTATGCTGGCGCAGTCGTTTTGCTATCAGAACAAAAGTTTTCATCTTCCGAATTCCCTACGGATGGTGTTAGATATAATGCGTCGACTGATTGGAATCTTCCTGCTGACACTGTAGGAAGTAGCAAAGTCGTTGCTGCATTTTATGGATTTTACGGCGACAATATTACGCAGACCTCGGTTGAAGTCTTTAATATTGAAGACAATAAATTGTATTATGCTTCTATCCATGTGGCGTCAAATATCTTACAATATTTTACAATTGGAAAACAATCCTATCCGTTAGAATCTTCTAGATTTGAAAAGGATTCGCAAACTTATGCGGGCGCAATACCACGTTCTAGTATTGCGCCCGAAAATCCTTATAGCGGCCAAGTTTATTATGATCCTGCTGAAAATGCGGTGTTTGCTTGGAATGATGTTGCCCAAGTTTGGGTGAATGCAGGCGATAAAGTTATTCAAACTGGTCCAGTACCGCCGATTTCTACAAATTCCATATTTTTCAATACTACTGATGACGAGTTGAAATTCTTTTCAAATGACTCATGGGTAGTCTGTGATTCAACGAACACGCGTATTAAGATGGGTGCCAGTTGGGCACCACTATCCAACGCAAGCACGGTTCCTGATTATCCTGCAGTACCTTCAGTTGGTCAAGTAATTTGCTTCTATACTAGAGCGACACATGGTGGGCCGGGAACCATAAAGCTGAAAGTTTTTACTTTGGGCGGGTGGTTTGATCTTTCTAGCAATCTAATACAGGTTACATCTGATGGAACTACTTGGGAACCAGGCATAGTTTCTGATTCACCTGCTGGACAAGACGACCCGGTAAAACCGGATGTTGGCGATTTCTTCTATAATTCATCAAAACGCGATCTGTTAGCTTGGGACGGAACCGCTTGGGTAAAAGCGGACACTGATAGTGAAGGCTCCCCAATAACTGATAGAATCGGTGTCGGTACTGATGGAACGCAAGATGAACGCTTGCGATTGATTAATGTGCTAAAGCATCAATTGGGTTATCCACAGACGTGCGTTGAATTGGCTGAAGAGCAATTCCAAATTGCCGTAGATAATGCGTTAGAAACTTTTAGGCAGCGGGCTGATAACGCCTATGCACATCGGTATATTTCAATTACTTTGAAACGCGGGCAGGCGGTTTATTACTTGAATGACCCGCGAAACAAAACTGATAAAATTGTCAGCGTTTTGAAAATCCATCGCGTCAATATGATGGGATTAACAAACCTTTCGGCTGAAAGTGGAATGTATGCGCAAGTTTTCTTTAATCAACTGTTCCAAGGTGGAATGGTCGACATGACTGCTATTCATTTATTTCACCAAATGTCTGAGCAGTTTGAAAAGATTTTTGCTGGAAATTTAGCATTTACATGGGATGAAGCATCTAGGCAGCTAATGGTTCTTCGTAACTTGACTAATAATGAAGAGCGCGTTGTTTTGGAAGTTGCTATCGAAAGAACTGAACAAGAATTGCTTTTGGATCGCTGGTGCAAACAGTGGCTGCAAGCTTGGGCAGAATCTGAAATGCTCGAAATGCTTGGGCTGATTAGAACCAGATATGGGACATTACCTGGGCCAAACGGCGGTATTACAATGAATGGTGATACTTTGCTAAATATGGCTTCAGAGAAACAGACTGAATTGCTTCGCCAATTGAATGACTTTGAAGTTGGTAATGGTGGAGTTGGTTGGCAAAATACGGCATTTTTGATTGGGTAAAATTATGAAACTAAAACAGCTATTTGAAACGGTGAAGTCGTTTCCTACTTCTAAAGAAGAAGTTGAAGCATTACTCAAGAAATACAACATTACTAATTATGTCATCAACGAAGATTTGTCTGTTGATGTAAATGGGAATGTACGCCTTTCGCGCAAAAATCTGCAAGCGATACCTGTGAAATTTGGTAAAGTAAGCGGGTATTTTTATTGCTATAATAACCAAATAACATCTTTACAAGGTGCACCAAGAGAAGTAAGTAGGAGTTTTGTTTGCTATGATAACAAATTGATATCTTTACAAGGTGCGCCAAGGGAAGTCGGCGGAAATTTTTGGTGCTCTGACAACCAATTAGCAACTTTAGAAGGTTCACCAATAGTAGTACATGGCGATTTTGCTTGCACTGATAACCAATTGGCATCTTTAAAAGGAGCACCAAGAGAAGTAGGTGGAAATTTTTATTGCCATGACAACCAATTGGCATCTTTAAAAGGAGCACCAAGAGAAGTAGGTGGAAATTTTTATTGCAGGGCAAACCGTTTGACCTCACTTGACGGAATTGGCAATGTTGGCGGTGAAATTATAAGTGGCTTATCATGAAATTAAAACAATTATTCGGGTCAGTGTTTTCGACTCCTGAAGTTGCACAAAAAGTTGCTCCCAAAGTTGAGGTAGAAACAGTTCTCATAAAATATGGAATTAAAAAATACACGATTAACAATGATTTAACAGTTGATGTGGATGGGGATGTCATATTCTCACCCAATGCAGATTTGAAAAACATACCTGTTAACTTCGGAACAGTAAGTGGCAGCTTTGAGTGCAAATATAATCACATTGTTTCATTAGAAGGTGCACCTAAGGAAGTCGGTGGTCATTTTTTCTGCAGCTATAATCAATTGTCATCTTTAAGTGGTTCACCAAGGGGAGTAGGTGGAAATTTTAATTGCGATAATAACAGATTGACATCTCTGCAAGGTGCGCCAAGGGAAGTCGGTGGGGATTTTTATTGCTACAATAACCAATTGACATCTTTACAAGGTGGACCAAAGTGGTGGGAATTTTTATTGCGATAGTAATAAATTAACATCTCTTGACGGAATCGGCAATGTCAGAAGCAACATTAGAAGCGACTTATCATGAGCCCCTTTAAGGCAAAACATTATGGCAGATAATTGTAACGGTTCAATAAACAGCAGCACTCCATTGCCACCATATGTTCCCCAAGAACTATGTGTTGGCACTTGGCAAATAAATTCTCTCAATCCAGACATTTGTGAGTTAAATGATAGAAAACGCCAAGAAACCTATATAGCCGAAGTACTGAATATCAGCGGCGCGCCAATCAACATCTACAAGCTTCTTGGGGTTCATGAACAGGGCAAAGGTTCATTGCTATCAGAATCAACCATATTTGCTACATCTGCTTATCCAGGATTTCCGCTAACAGGAGTAAATTCTGGTGGCTCATGGCGCTCTTCTATTGAAGGTTCTGGCGTACCAGGATCATCTTGGATAGGCGCAACCTTCGGTCCTAAGCTGCACAATGGTCAGTCAGCTTACGCGCCCAATAAGCCCAAAATGCTAGAGGTGGGAGCAGTCACGCTAACTCAATCCACTGACCCAAATAGATGGGCAAAACAGGTGCGCCTCGACATTTCAGATGGAACTTGCAAAGTTAGTGAACCGCTTTATTCCGGTGTTGGCAACGGGACTTTGTCAATCAGATCAGTTGGTGTTAATACGGTGCAGTGCAATGTTACTCTTATAGCAACAAGTTCTTCAGAATTTGAAGTGTTCGTCAGTGGGATCCCAGGAACATTTGGCTTTGCGTCTGTAGGCGAAGCATTTAATAGTACCGTTCTGAACTTTACTGTGATTACAGGGTCTACGCCATATTCTGCCGGCGACATGTTCACTGTGGCTATTGATTACGAATGGAAGCGTGCAGGCATTTTCAATCTTGTTCAGTCCCCATTACCACAAACATTGGGGCTCAAGTCCGTTTTGCTTGCAAATGCTGTTCGAGTTGTCCCGACTATGTTTACGGGGACTGGAAGTTGGGAAGTTTTACAATTTGACGTAAGGGATTCAGCGCCAACGGATATCAACAATATCCAAGATTTGTTCTTTAATGAAAACAGGGACAGAGATTATGCTGATGCCCCAATAGTTTTGCGAGTGCAATTTAACCCGGCTGATTCTACATCAGATTTGTCCAGGTTTGGCATCAACATTCTCGATCAATATTCATTTACTGTTTCTTTCAACAGTATGGTGAAAATGCTTGGAAGGCCTGTGGTTGTCGGTGATATCATCGAGGTCATTCCAGAAATGCAATATGACCACAACTTGAATCCGGTTAAAAAATTTCTAGAAGTTACTGATACCGGTTGGGCATCTGAGGGATTTGGTCCTCAATGGCAACCAATGCTTTATAGATTCCAAGCACAGCAAGCTTTGCCGTCTCAGGAAACCCGAGATATATTTGGGACCATCAACACACAGAAATATTTGTTGTCAGATGATTTACTTCAATTCAACAACCAACTAGATTCTACTCCCTTGACACAGACCGAAGAAGTCATTAAAGCTGCTGCAGACGCTGTCCCAGAAATTGGCACCGACGATCAAATTGTTACAGTCGGGCAGCCTTTGAAAATTCCATTGCCGCCAGTTAATGAATTAGGACAGCCTGAGCCAATACAACAAAAACCCGTACCTGATGGCAGACAAGGCATATATATTGAGGACGGATTGCCAAGTAATGGTGAACCCTATGGCGAAGGTTATAAACTTCCAGAAACTGCTGGGGTTTCTGACGGTGATTACTTTAGGTTGTATTATGCACCAGAGACAAAAATTCCCCCAAGGCTGTACAGATTCTCTGCTATTAAAAATCGCTGGATATTCATGGAAACTGATAGACGTGGAGATTATAGTTCACATAGGCCAAGTGTCAGAAATATTTTGCAATCTGATACTAAACAGGGATTAAGGAAAAAATTATGAAACTAAAACAATTATTTGAATCAATGCCGACTTCTAAAGAAGAAGTGGAAGCTTTGCTCAACAAATACAACATTACTAATTACACGATTAATGAAGATTTGTCGGTTGATGTGGATGGAAATGTTAATCTTGTTAATAAGAAATTAATAGCACTCCCTGTCACATTTGGTAAAGTCAATGGTAATTTTTATTGCTATGACAACCAATTAACATCTTTACAAGGTGCACCTCGAGAAGTTGGTGGGAGTTTTTATTGCGATAATAACCAATTAACATCTCTGCAAGGTGCACCTCGAGAAGTTCATGGAAGTTTTTTGTGCTCTTATAACCAATTAGCATCTTTACAAGGTGCACCTCGAGAAGTTGGTAGGAATTTTAGTTGCTATAATAGCAAATTGACATCCCTACAAGGTGCACCTCGAGAAGTTGGTGGGTATTTTGATTGCTCTGGCAACCAATTGGCATCTCTGCAAGGCGCACCTAAGGAAGTTGGGGGTAATTTTGTTTGCGGGCAGAACCAATTGAAATCTCTTGACGGAATTGGCAATGTTGGCGGTGAAATTTTCAGCGACTTAACATGAACGTCATTAGGAAAAAATATGATTAATCAGCATTTTTATGAAGGGCAAATGAAAGCGGCCCTTTTACAATTCTGCAATATTTTTGCAGGCTTAACAGTTTCCACTGGCAAAAATGAATGCGGAGAGGTTGAATTCCTAAGCGTTCCTATTACTGTAGGCAGTAGAGACAGAGTGGTTGCGGCACTTCAAGCTGGCAATACACAAAACCGGCCATTTTCCCTGCCAATATTAGCTGCAAATATAACTGGTTTAAATCTGTCACCAAATAAAAAGGGTACTGGAACTATAGACCGTCGGGTTTATTTGCCAACTGGCGGTGTGTTTCCTGATGACTTACGGACCGTTGTTCGAGTTATGCCAATTCCATACATTATGAATGTGGATTTGTCGATCTATGCATCTAACTCAAATCAGATGCATCAAATTCTCGAACAGTTGCTAATGCTGTTTGACCCAACGTTGCAAATACAGACTTCTGACTCTGCATTTGACTGGACCAAAATTGCGTCTGTTGAATTAGTTGGTATTAATAATGAAGAGAATTTCCCTCCAGGTGGGGACAGACGCGTCATTGTTTGGTCATTGCAATTTATCATCCCATTCTACATTTCTGTACCGATTGATATCAAAGACGAAATGGTCAGAAAAATAATGATTCAAATTGGCGATTTAGAAGGTTTTAGAGTTAATGAGTTTGATGAAAATGGCCAAATGGTTCCGTTTGAAACGGGCAGCTCATATGGCACCACAATAATAGACAAGAGGCAATCATGAAACTGAAACAACTATTTGAATCAATACCAACTTCTAAACAAGAAGTCGAGGCAATACTCAAGAAATACAACATTACCAATTATGTCATTAATGATGATTTGTCGGTTGATGTGGATGGAAATGTTAATCTTGTTAATAAGAAATTAATAGCACTCCCTGTCACATTTGGTAAAGTCAATGGTAATTTTGATTGCTATGCCAACCAATTGACCTCTTTACAAGGCGCGCCTAGGGAAGTAGGCGGGGGGTTTTATTGCTCTGATAACCAATTGACCTCTTTACAAGGTGCACCTCGAGAAGTTGGTGGGGTTTTTTATTGCCATAATAACCAATTAACTTCTTTACGAGGTGCACCTCGAGAAGTGGGTGAGGATTTTGATTGCTCTGATAACCAATTGGCAACTCTACAAGGGGCACCTCGAGAAGTAGTCAGGAATTTTTATTGCACTTATAACCAATTGACCTCTTTACGGGGTGCACCTCGAGAAGTAGGTGGGGGTTTTAATTGCTCTGATAACCAATTGACATCTTTAAAAGGTGCGCCTCGAGAAGTAGGTGGGAATTTTGTTTGCGATAACAACGAATTAACATCTCTTGACGGAATTGGCAATGTTGGCGGGCAAATTTTCAGTGACTTAGCATGAACGCCATTAGGAAAAATATGATTAATCAGCATTTTTATGAAGGGCAGCAATGAATCCTGGCGCATTCAGGGATGTTGAAAGGCGTGTTGGCGACTTTGTTCAAAGTTGGATTTGAGTTCTTAGTCAGTACGGACTCCCCATTAAATGAAGGGGAAGAAAACGGCGACTGGCTAGATGGTGGGGATACCGACCCAACTGGCGAAAGTATCACATATAATTTCGCTTACTGGGTTAGAAACCGGTGCGCTCAGAAAGCTAGTAAATGGCACAAAATGGCCAAAGTTGATGGGTATTATTCGACAGTAGGCGCTAAGGATAGAAGAGAAAAGTTTAAAAAGATTTTCAAAATTTAAAAAGGGGCATTATGCCCCTTTTTATTATGCCTTAACTTTTCCCAATTTAGTTTTAAGCACATCAAGTTTTCTGTCATACTTGTCAGCCCACTTCAACATACCTGCAATCCATTTGCTGACGCTGTCCATATACCGCTTGAGCGAACTGAGAACGTCCTCCGTCAATTTATCATCATTTTTGTTTTTGATGCGAAGCGCAGGCGATTTATCTGCAGCAAGAGTCACTTCAGTGTAACGATCAGTAATTTCTTGAACTGCCTTTTGCAAATCATCAGGAATGAGTTTTGCCAACTCTCTTGCAATAGATTCGTAATCAACAGTAACTTTGTCTTTTTGTTCTGCCGCCTTAACAAGTTTTGAAAGCGTCAGAGTAAACGAAACCGTTTCAACAACGCGGGTCAAAACTATATCTTCTGCGTCAAAGAGGTCTGTCACCTTATCCTTAATTTTTTCGTTCATATCATTGCGGCGAATGGTCATCTCTTTGATTGCGCGGTCAAGGCGATCATAGCGATGCGTCAATGTTGACATTGCACCAGACTGATGCCCATTAAGTTCAACTGTAACTCGGTCAATTTTATTTTTGACGACTTTTTCAGTGTATTTTAGATCTTTGTCACGTGCTTCAGTGATGAAAGAGGAGAGAAGGGCAAGTTTCATTTTGTGTTCCTTTAGGAAAATGGGCTAAATATTTATAACCTGATAGTAAATCACTAATTCATATTTATCTTTTCGGCCATAAAAGCAAAAATAGTTGGAATTTTCTTTAAAAACGCCTATATTGATAAATATTCACATCGAAAGACATTTCTTTTGCTCATATTATCTATAGGAGAGGCAAATCATGGCATCACTAATTAGCCCAGGAGTTTCAGTTACTCTAGTGGACGAATCTTTTTACATCCCGTCAAGCGCACCAACGGTTCCGCTATTCTTTATCGCAACGCAAAAAAATAAAACGCAGCCAAATGGAATTACTCCAGCTGGCGCAACTTATGAACATAGCGTAGTCAGAACCGTGACATCTTTGGGACAAAGCATTCAGCTTTATGGAGTTCCGGCTTTCAGAAATGACATTTCCGAAAACGAGTTTCATGGCGATGCTCGCAATGAGTACGGCCTTTTTGCAGTCAATCAATTCCTTGGGGTCGGTAACCGCGCTTTTGTAGTCCGCGCAAACATTGACCTCCGTGATGACGCATCCACGTTTATTTCTGCAGGAACCCCTGTTGCTGGTGATGTGACTCGTGTTGGAACCGGTAACGGAACCATTGCTGGAATTACCTCTCCATCATCACTTGTTAAACCCGAACAGATTTCGATAATCTTTTCAAGCGCTACACAATTTACTGTCGAAGGTTCAGAATCTGGGACTTTAGGATTTGGAACTGTTGGCGTGGCTTTTAGCTCATCAGTTGTCAGCTTTACTGTAAGTGCAGGTGCAACGCCTTTTTCTTCAGGCGACTATTTCCAATTTGATCTTCAATATCATCCAACTTTTGTTGGGGCCGGAAACGGCGAACTGATTGGCGTAACTCCTGCTGAAGATGCATTTGCTGAAGTTATCAGCGTGATATTCACGAGTGCAACGGAATTTGACGTTTCAGGTACAGTGTCTGGTGCGATTGGGTCTGGCATCCTGAACGTCCCATTCTTGCTGGGCGGCATTGATTTTACAGCTTCAGCAGGAAGCACGCCGTTCATTGCTGGCGACGCGTTCACTGTCACCCTGACATCTGTTAGCGTGTTTAACCCGCTAGGGGCCAATGATGCAGCTCGCCGTGCAACTATTGTTACAGCTTTACAAGCAGAAATCAATAGCAACACAGAAGTGCGTTCCGAAGCATACGAGTACAATTTGATTTTGTGCCCTGGCTACCATGAAGTTGTTGATGAACTAATTGCTTTAAGTAATGATGTTCTTGAAGAAGCCATGGTTATTGCAGATACCCCAGTCAATAAAACGCCGGAACAAATTCCTACTTGGTCCCTGACTTCTGCTCGCGTACAATCACAGAATGCTGCATACTACTACCCATGGGGCTTAGCAAGTAACTTGGATGGCCGCAATGTTTGCGTTGCACCATCAGGTATCGCAGCTCGCACTTACGCCTACAGTGACAACCAAGCTTATGTGTGGTTTGCTCCCGCAGGTGTAAACCGTGGCCGTGTGACTGGAATTTCTCAAGTTGGATATGTCTCGGGTTCGCTTGGCGAAGCAACCACTTTTGTGGAAACCAATTTGAACAGCGGACAGCGTGACAGTCTTTATGAATCGTTCAAGAACATTAACCCGATCGTGTTTTTCCCAGGTCGCGGTATTTTAATTTGGGGACAGAAAACATCTTCGCCAGTTACTTCAGCACTTGATCGTGTCAACGTTGTTCGTTTGGTGATGTTCCTGAGACGCCAACTTCGCAAGGGTTCTTTCCCATTCGTGTTCGAGCCTAATGATAAAGTCACGCGCGATAACCTTAAGGCAATGGCCGATGGTTTGCTGAACGACATTTTGTCTAAGCGCGGCCTGTATGACTTTGCTACCCTGTGTGATGAGTCAAACAACACGCCGTTCAGAATCGACAACAACGAATTGTATCTTGATGTTGCAATATCGCCAACGAAATCGGCTGAATTTATTTTCGTTCCAATCCGCGTTCTTTCGACTGGTTCAGAAACTGCTTAACGGCATTCTCTGAAATATAGCAAAAGGGTCCCAATTGGGACCCTTTTCTTTTATCGTGATAAATATTATATGTTTTCAACAGGACTTACCATGGACAAAATTATTGCACGGCTTTTCGCAGCTAGGGATATTTCTCATTCACTACATCTAAAAACAAAATCATTTGCCAGCCATATGGCACTAAATGAACTGTACGATGCATTAATCGACTTAGTAGATTCAATCGCAGAGATGTATCAGGGCAAATATGGCATCATGCAAAATACGCTGCCAGATTCTGAAGATTTCATGTTCTCAAGTAACTCAGAACAAGAGTTTATTAAAGATTTCACTGAATGGACAGAGACTGCTAAACAAGAAATTCCGCAGGATTCCTTTATTCAAAATGAATGGGATGCTGTGTGCGCCGTGGCTTACAAAGCTCGTTACAAAATAGAAAACCTGAAATAATGCAATTTAAGCAATTTCTATTGGAACAGGATCTAACTGGTGCTAGCATTGATCTCATCAAGCAGAAGTGCCAACCATTTTTAGAAACGTCTAAGGGGAGTCCGTTATTTAGAGCAGTGACGCGGCCCATAGAAAGTATTTCAGTAATTCCGCATCCTAAATCTAGACCCCCAAGAGATTCTAGTCCAGAGTTTAGTTTCGCCTTTAATTCATGTATTGACGCAACATTTGATATTGTTGATATTCGCCAACGTTCCTTCTTTGCTGTGGGCTCAGTAACGGAAGCAGCAAAATACGCAGAAAATTTGGCCTTCTGCTTCCCATGCGGGGATTTCAAATATATTTGGTCTGAAGAAATTCAAGATTCTTATGTAGGTGACGATGGCGGGCTTGGCTTTCTAGCAGACTATATTTGTACCAACCTTCCTAAAAAATATTCAAAAATAACCACAGAAGTAATGGTAGAGTTCTTTGAAAATCTTTTTTCAATTATTGGAAAAAACGGTTCATCGACTTGGATTCATAATCTTGACGGTTTAGCAGAAACTTATACTGAACTGGCCGCAAGAGCTTGCTCGGGCAGAAGCATTTTAAAACTTAAACATGGCGACTTAGTCGCAGTAATGAAGAAATTTGGAACTGAAATGTATTCCGATGCAAACCTGCCCCTGGCGATCAAGTCCCATAATGAAATATTCTTTTATGAATCAGGCGGATACGTATTAGTCCCATTTTCGGCCATTGTGAAGTTTGGAACCCCGGTTTCCGTTGCATATCAGCGGTTTCTGGAACAGCTATCTAGGTAAAGTGCGTTTTTCTCACTATTTTGCATAAATAGGACAGCGATATTAGACATTTGCCAATGAGGCATTGCAATACTTATTTAAGGAGAAAAAATGGCTACATTATCAGATATGGGTATCCCAGCCGCAGGGTTCGGCATCCTTCACCCAAGACTAAAGCACCGTTGGCAGGTCAGGTTTGTTGGACTTGCTAACTTAGTTGCTGGCCAAGATGGCAGAGATTTGACCCGCCAAGCCACAAACGTTCAACGCCCAAACATTTCATTCGAAGAAGTGACAATGCATCGTTACAACTCGACCGCGTATGTTGCTGGAAAGCACCGGTTCGAACCAATTTCGCTGACTGTTGAAGACGATATTACGGGGTTGGCGGCTGCCGCAATTCAGGGACAATTAGAAACACAACAGCGTTTGATTGGTGGCGATTTACCTGGCCAATACCTGAATCAAGCTGCAACTGGTTCAATGTACAAATTCGGTATTATTTTGGAATCCCTTGATGGTGGTGAAGGTGTTGTAGAGCGCTGGAAGCTTGAAGGATGCTATATCGCTTCTGCAGACTATGGGGATTTTGATTATTCGGATTCTACTGCTGCAACTATCACTTTGCAAATTCGATTTGACCATGCACGACAGGAACTTACTGCGCAGGGTTATGGTACTGGATTGGGTGGCAATCTGTAATCATTTATGGCATCGTATTTGGTGCCATCCTAAAACGAATTCTTGGAGAAAATAAAAATGCAATTTATCACAAACCTTTTAGAAAACATCGCTGGTTCCATCCAGGACTGGAAAGAGGACTGGAAAGAAGATGCCAAAAATGATTGGAAACTTGACTGGGAATACGTTCCGGTTTCTCCAATTGTTGAAGATGGCGATGAGCCGGTAATTTCTGGAACCGTACAAGTGGACCAAACTTTAACGATCTCTGATGGCGTGTGGACTGGTTATCCTGAACCAGCTCTTACTTACGCTTGGGCGTATAGCGCTTCGAACGAGCCTTACACATGGGCCTGGACAGAAACCACGACAAGCACTTACGTGCCGACAGTTGGCCAAGTTGGTGGCTATCTTTTTGCATCAGTTACGGGCGTGAATGAAGAAGGTTCTTATATTGCGGAATCGACTCCTGTTGGCCCAATTCTTGCTGCTTAATAACAAAGCTCCAACTTAACTGAAGAATATAGGGGAAGTTTAAACTTCCCCTTTTTGGCTTCTGTGCCTGATGTTAATTGATACCGTTTTACAGTTTAGACCATAAATAATCCTTATTAGCCTTAGGACCAATTATGCTTGACGTATCCAACATTATAAAATCTACCGGAGTTGCTTTAGAAGCGGAAGCTTTTAGGCAATTCGGCGCTGCTGTTCAAGGTGTTGCTGATACTGCGCTATCCAGCATTTTTAAACAAACGCCCGCAACTGGTAGAACTGATGATAATAATGGCGAATTGCCGACTGCTGCACAAGCAGCAGATAATATGCCTGAATACCGGATTTGGGATTCTACCAGATATGCATCTCAAAATGCATCAACCGGAACTAGTTCAAATGCTAACCATTTACCAAGACATAAGTTCCTTTTTAAAGTGTCATTCATTTTTAATGCGGGCATTGCCGAATATGCCTCTTTGTTGGGAAGACAAACAGTTGACGAACTAATGAGAGGGCTAGATTATTCTGTTAAGCAAATTGACCTACCTTCAGTTTCATTTGATTATGAAATGGTGAACATGTATAACTTCAGGACTAAGGTACTGAAAAGCATTACTCACGATGACATTTCATTTACGTTCTATGATGATGTTTCCAATCAATCGCTGGATTTCGTAAATCTCTATAGAATGCTGCATATGCCAATAGCCAGGAGAGAAAACTCTTCGACTGATGCCTTAGAGGATAACGGGTTCGCTTTTACTAATGTTCCTACAAACCTCAATTCATCTTTCCGCGGACCATTACCAACGCAGAGCAAAAATATCCTGTCGAAGATTATTATCCATCAATACTACATGAAGTACTCAATGAGCGAGAAGGATATCGTCAAAGTAAACGATTTTGTTTTTACGAATCCTAGGATGTCAAAGCTGTCATTGGGTGGACAGGATCATGAAGATTCCAATTTCAACATGGTATCCGGAACTTTTGATTTTGATTCACTCTATATAGAAACTGGAATGTCTGCGACTAAAGATGCTGGAAATCTTTGGCCAGGTCGAGCCCCATCAGCTCCAATGTCACCGATTGACATCCTATCTGATTATGATCAGGGGGCGGCGCTAATATATCGAGGCCAACAATCTTCTCCTGGTGGCGCTCGTAATCCCATACTCGATCCATTCATTGACATTATTGCTAGACAAGGTCAGCGCGTTGTTCAAACTGCAGTCGGAAATGCACTCAGGGGAGCCGTCGGGAACAATGTCATGGGACGCGCTTTGGAAGGCGCCATAGGCTCAGTGTCTGGATCCCTAGGCGCACAAGTTGGGAGAACAGTTAAAGCTGTTGGCAATGGTGTCGTCCAAGGCTTTGCATTGCCAACAAAAACTTCTGTTACTGATAACGCGGCACCAGTCACGGATCTTTCTGTGCCTTATAACAATGGCCTTTAACGCACGCTTCATTCCAAAAAACCCAGACAAATATGCCGGGGATGTTAACGCTATATTTGCAAGATCTACTTGGGAAGTCGCCTGCATGAAATATTTTGACAGCCGACCAGATGTTTTGCGCTGGGGATCAGAAGAAATAGTCATCCCGTATTTGAGCCCGCTTGATAGCAAAGTTCATCGATACTTCCCGGATTTTTTTGTGGAATATATTGATCGCAATGGTAACGTCATTAAAGAAATAGTGGAAGTCAAGCCATTGCATGAATCTGAGAAAGAGCATGCGAAAAGCCAAAGGTCCAAAGATGCACTAATTGTTAATGAGGCTAAATGGAAAAGCGCAGCAATTTATTGCAGTGAAAGAGATATGAAGTTTCGAGTGCTTACTGAGAAAAGTATTTTCCATCAGGGCGTTAAGAGGGTTAAGAAATAATGACAAATTTAGTTTTTGTTCCAACTAATCCCCAAAAATACGCTGGCGATGCAAGAAGAATAGTTGCTAGATCTAGTTGGGAACTTGCGTATATGCGGGCACTTGATAATTCTATTCATGTGACTAAATGGTTTAGTGAGCCGAGAAACCTAAATATTTCATATCTGGATCCAATTACACGCCACGTCAAACAATATTGGCCAGATTTTTTAGTGCAATACAATAATAACACTCTAGAAATAGTCGAGATAAAGCCATTAAAAGAAGCCATGATGTCAGAGGCCAAATCCAATTACGATAAATTGATGTTGGTTAGAAATGCGGCAAAATGGCAAGCTGCTGAAAATCTTGCTAAGGCTATAGGCGCCCGCTTCAGGCTTGTGACGGAGCGAGAATTATTTGGACAGGTTCACAAACGACCTTCCACAAAACAACCGAGGGGAACGGTTAAACCCAAGGGAACGAAAGGGACAAGAAAATGAGAAACCCGCTTGAACAAGCTTTTAACATGAGCGAAGATTTTGACATCGAGGAAGAATACGGTGTTGCAGAACAACCAAAACAAGATGTTTCAACCACTGAGCCACCTGTAGATCATAAAGATGCTGATGATGTTCTTATAGAACAAAGAATTGACGAAATTTATACTGCTGCGCTTGACGCATTTAAAGCGCAGCAAGAATATTTAGAGGTTATTGAACCGCGATACGCTGCAAGGAATGCTGAAGTTGCCGCAAATTATTTGAATATAGCTTTGAGTGCTGTAAATAGCAGGTCCAAAGCAAAGACTGATCGGAAGCGAGCAAATCAGAGCTTTGTGCCGTATGCTAACGGTGGGAAAACCACAAATAATGTGCTCATAGCTGACCGCAATGAGATCTTAAAAATGATTTCAATGGACGGCAACGTCAAACAACTAGACTGAAATATGAAATTAGCAGAAATATACCCATTGACCGAAGCAGTTATCAAACCTTGGAGAAAGAGAACTCTGTTGCAAAAGACGGATCTTTTTACCGAAGATGATGTTAAAAAGGCCACTGATGCCCTTATTAAATATTGTCCAGGGTTTTTGCCAGCATTGAAAAATAGCGGAATTTTATACCGTGGAAGCTCGGCATCATCTAGAGATACTCTTAGCCCGCGGGCGCCAAAATTATCATATGTAGATTCTTCTACAGGCGTGAGAACTTCAAAAGACACGAATAATTTTTATCAACTCATGATGGAAATTTCTGAGCCACTAAATGATGCTGGAATTCCGCATCGTTCAAAATCATTGATCTGTTCAACTTCGTTGATGTCCGCTTCAAATTATGGGGCCGCTTCTGCGGTTATTCCAGTTGGGAACCCCGTTATTGCAGTTTCAGATTACAAAGATTTTTTAAACACGCGCGTAAAATATGCTGGAGGTCTTTTGGGGATTTCACTTACTGATACCCACTTTTTGGACTACCTAAATATACAACTTTCAAAGTTTTCAGATGGGATTTATGATGACGGAATTGATAACAATATGCTATTGCGCAGTTCTAAGAAATATAACACCTCGTTAACAGAGCTTGAACAAAAAATTGCTGCTGCTGATGTTGATGTAATTTTAGCTGCATGGCTAAGGGCGGTGGACCCTGTGGGCGCATCACAAAACAATCAACTTGCAAATGCTGTTAAGTCTTTTATCGAGAAAAATCACCACACTTTTCTACATGCTTTAGCATCAGAACTTTTAACCGTAGAAAGCTTGGCATTAAAAAAGGCGCAATTTGGCGATGCCATTCCATTTGCAAAAGAATGCTGGTTTTCTGGCAAGGCATTTTTGCTGCCACGCGAATTATTCGCTAAAGTAGTTGATGAAGTCAAAGTTCGTGGCTACGAAGTATCTGACGAGGTTGAAACTTGATGATAACATTTAAAAACTATTTGGCGCTCTTTGAAGATGGCGCAAATGTCAGCGTCCCTTGGGAATCCACTGATATTCCGCCATCTAAAGTGACTACAGAATATATTTTGGCACATTGCAGTGACTGGCTAAATGACTTAGAAAATGGCAAATTGCTCTATCGCGGCACGAAGAGTGCAAGCAGCCCGTTTAAACTGGTTGATACGACAAATTCCAAAAGGTCATCAAGGGATACCAATAATTTGTACCAGGTAATAATGGATGCATCTGAAAATATGAAAGATGTTCCAAGCAGATCAAACTCTATTATTTCGGTATCGAATCACAATACCGCATTAGCATATAGTGAAATGTCCCCAACAAAAGCTTATCTCATGCTGCCGTTTAATAGCACAAAAATTGCATGTTTCAAATACACTGATATTTTGAATGCTTTTTTCGAATCTAAGAAGTTGGAATTCAGCCAGCTCATAGCCAATGACTCGTTGACAAATTTTTTCAAAGATGTTATTGGGACAAATACGTTAACATCAAAAACAGATGTTAAGGGGCTGTTTAACAAAGCAGATTTAGCCAAAATTGTATTCTTTTGGGATTTATATTTTTGCAATCATAGTGGGCTCATTTTTGAAGGATTAGGTGAAGATATTCAAGGAGAATACGAATCTGGGGTTTTGGGTGACAAGGTCGCATTTTATAGTCGCACAGATTATGCAGGATTTGAATCTGGTGGCGTACTTGGCAAAGTTTTTGATTTCATGCGCGAGAACAATTTTGCGACTGCATCCCAACAAATGGATGAATTCGTGAAACTGATGGAAGCTGGCAACAATGATTATTTTAAAGCCTTAGCAAGTGAAATTGCTAAGCCAGAAGAAATGGGGATATCTGTTCAAAAAGTTGGCAGTTTAACGATTGGCAAATTTTCTGAATGCTGGTTTTCCGGAAAATGTCTGATGGTCAGATTTGATTACGTTTTCCCGCTTATAGAAGAACTAGAAAATAAGCTTGGTAAAAAGTTTACCGGTTTTGACTACATGCGACCTTATTTTAAATTCTTAACAAAATGAACTTTAAACAATTTCTATTTGAAGATAGTAAAATCCCGCCTTATGTGGCAAACTCCAGCATATTTTTAAATCGCGATCAATATAATCGATACGCCGCGCTTCACCACTATTTGACTCATAGCGATTTTGAATTCTTGGGCAATGGTGTTGAAAAAGCGGCTTACGTCAATAAGCAGACGCATGAAACAAAAATAATATTCTACAAAGAAAGTTATGAATCTTTTGTCACGTTTAAACGTTGGATAAAGTTTTGCAATCTTCGCAAAAATGATCCGCATCTACCGGATATTAAATTGGACAGACCGTTAAATATTGTTGGCGACGATGGCAAAAAACATCAATTTCAAGTTGCTAGCATGGAAAGATTGTTTTCTATATCTGGTTCCCAAGTTGGGCTAATAGGCGCATCGCTAGAAGAAGTGGCTTCCCAATGTGACTATGTATTGAAGCTCTTTGATGCTAAGCTCTCTAAGGAAGAACTAATTTTAGAAGTTAAAAACCGGCTCGAGGAATTTAGTGAAGACGGCGAATTAGAAGATGACGCGTATTCACTGTTAATTTTAAGCGTCGAGGACATAGATGCTCTAATAGGAACGCTTATTGATGTTGTGAAATTTATGCCAGCCGGCAGCATTCTGGACTTACATCCTGGAAACTTTATGCTTGGCGAAGATGGAACAGTAGTTATAACAGACCCATGGATATTTTAATTATGACAACAAATTTCAAAAAACATTTAGAAGAATCCCTGTCCTCACTCGATTATGATTTTATTGATGTATCTGATAGAAGCCAAATGCTTTTCGATTATATGAGGTCGCAGGGTTTTAAATTATTGGGGGCTGGGGCTTTTAAGGCAGCTTTTGTCAATCCAAACACCCATGAGGTCAAAATAGTATTGCATGATAATACTTCGGCTGAAACTAATAGCTTGCGCGAATGGGTAAGCTTTTGCAAGAAGCGGGTCGATAATCCCCATATTCCGCAAATTAGTTTTTCCGAACCTATAATTATAGAAGGCGAAGAATTTGTTACCGCAAATATTGAGCGGTTATTTGAATTTTCCAAATCTGAAATAAAAGAGGCCGGATACGCAATCTTCGATATAGTAGATGCATGTAGTGGGATTGCTTTAAAGAATTCGGATAAAGCAAGTGCTGTTGAATTAGTAAAAACAGACTGAACGTACAAGACATTGAAGATAGCATGGCCCTGTTCGTGTTGAGTGTTGAGGATTTTGACTTGTTGATTTTTACACTTTTGGAAATTATCAGCGCCACGCCAAGCAACGCCTTTTTAGATTTACATTCTGGGAATATCATGATAGCATCAGACGGAACAATTGCATTCACTGACCCTTGGGCAACTTAAAAATTATGACAACAAATTTCAAAACATTCATAACAGAAGGCATTAACGATGCCGGAATTCTAAAAGCACTTTTTGTGATTGGCCTTCCCGGATCAGGAAAAAGTTATACTATCAAAAAGATAAGTGGCACCATTTCTCCAAAAATTGTCAATACGGATATTGCCACTGAGTTCATGGCACTTAAGAAAGGTGTAAACAGTTCTGTCAATACTTGGCCACAGTTACGGGATACCTCAAAAAGGATTACCCAAACTGCCTTAATGAATTATGTCAATTCTATGCTACCCCTGTTTGTAGATGGAACAGCAAATGATATTTCTCGCATCTTGCATAGAATTGGAATACTAGAATCTCTTGGGTACGATGTGGGAATTGTGTTAGTCCGCGCTGATATAGAAACTGCCCTAAGACGCGCAGAAGAACGTGCCAAGCTTACTGGTAGGGAAGTTAGCAAAGACTTTATTAAAAAAGTCGGCCTCTATAATATAGAGGATACTAAATACCTGCAAATGAAGGTTGATTTTTTCAAACAGGTAGAAAATAATAGTGATAATGTTGACGATAAGTTTATGCTTGATGTATTCAAATCCGTTCAGGGGTTTTTTAATGAGCCAGTAAAAAATCCAATCGGCAAAAGGCATATTAAAAAGATGCAAGAGGAATCAGAAAAATATTTGGCGCCGAATATAATTCCGCCAGAAGTACTAAAAAATAAAATCGAGGGTTGGTATAAATGAGACAGAAAATAACAGAATCGCAATTTTCGCAAAGTGATAGGAAATGGTTGAAGCAATATATGATAAATCTCGGGTTTACAGGCCACGGAACTGGTTGGGATAAATCTGTTTGGATAAATGATAATAATGAAATTGCGTTGGTAGTTGGCCCGCTGAATGATGCAAGGTCAGAAGTGTTCACTAAATGGATGATTTATTGCGCTGATAATCGCAGTAATAAGTTTCTTCCAGATATCAGTGTACCTCAGGAAGTGGTAAACCCGAGTACGGGTACAAAAGTGCTAATTGCAAAATCTGAGCGCCTGTTTGAGATGGATTCTATTTCCGAACATGTCGGATCGGCATTATCATTTATTGCCAAGGAAGCGGATATATACCAAAATAATAAGACCCGCTTTGTATTAGCAATTAATACGTATTTGGCTGATCCCGCCGCTTTAGAGGATAGTAACAGAGATTTGCTAGGAAGAATGGGTCGCATGTTTTTCACAAATAACGCGCCGAGAATTGCCGCAGGATTAGAATACTTGATTTTGCATATGGGTACTGAGGATATTAAACAGCTCGCTTTTACTACCTTTGATGTCGTACGAGAAGGGAGAAAACATGGGTTTAAAATTGATTTGCACAGCGGCAACTTTATGATTGCATCGGATGGTGACATTGTTATCAATGATCCATGGGTAAAATACAGCGAAAGTATGTCACAGCACTCATATTACTCATAATCATGAAAACATTTAAAACATTTTTACGCGAAGAGCAGTCCTTCGACCTTGATCAGTTCGAAAAGGACTGCTCATTCTTTTTCGAACAGTTAAAGGGTACTAACGGGAACAAGTTAATGTACCGCGGAACCGAATCCGGTGGCATGGCACCTTGGGAAATAAGGGATTTTAGATATAGGACTAAACCAAGGGATTCAAGTCTGTATTTGCATAATAAGCTAAATGACTTTTTCAAAGATATGGTTGGAGAACCTATTAGAAATTGGATGTTTGTTACTGGTGGTAGGGAAGATGCAAATGTGTATGGGAAACCATTTGCCATTTTTCCAATCGGCCAATTTGAATGGGTTTGCAATATTGATACTGGGGAAGATCGCCTAAGTGATATGTTTGGTGCTGCAGGTTATTTAGCAGGAAAAATTTTTGCTGCAGATAAAGAAAACAAATATTCTTTTGACCAGCGACAAACCATGGCTGCAGATATGTTAATCAAAAAACTTCCTCACGCTAGATGGAATATCAACGAGGGACTTATTGAATGTATTGACAGCAGAAACGAAATCCATTTAAAGTGTAAAGAATACTACAAAATTGATGCAAATAGCGACCTTTTTTACGACATCATAAAACCCAGATTGGCAGAAATACTATGACGACATTCAAAGATTATCTTAAGCACGAAAACAGAAAGCATGATTCCTTTGAACGCTGGGAGAATATGCTTCACCATATGGCCGAAGAAGAACTTATAGCTTGCAAAATTTTCAGTATGCATGTGATAGATTTTGGAACGCCTATTGTTATAGAGTTCAGAACTGATTGTGCTGATAAGCCTCGCAAACTTGGCTATCAAAAAGACTTGTCCGCGAAATTAACCAGTAGACTTAAAAAACACGCATTACATGGCCTTGGCGAAATAGAAGCTCGAGTTATTCACGTGGATTATGATCCGCGATAAATAAAACATTCACAACATCTAAATTGGAGAAAACATGGAACTACTAAAACAACTCATTTCACTCAAAGAGGCTAAGAACCACATGGGTGAAACCGTGTATACAACCTTCAATTCTTGGAAGGCTGCCGTTCG